ATCAGATATGATGCCATCGCCATCCTCATCAAACCGCTCATATTTAGAGCCTGACTCAAAGTTCTTCAACCTTTGTCTGCCTTTCCATCCAACTTGTCGAATATAGCGTGCAGTATGTTTTTTATTTCTTGCATGTCCTCTCTGTAATCATCCCTGCGGACATAATGATCATTGATTCTTAGCTCTACTTGATGCAACTCATTCTTAAGACGCTGAACTGTGTCATACATAGTTCTGATAAACCAACTCACACCTGCGACTGCAGCTGCTATGCCGACATTGTACAGTTCTTGCATTTCCATTAGATTTCATCCGGCCAATCGTTAATTGGTGCGTTTCCGGTAGGATTACCGTCAGCATCTACTGGCGCATTATACAACGCCATAAACGCTGTGTGGTCAGCCGCGCCTGTGATCGCAGTTTCGATGGTATTGCTCGCTGTACGCACTGCCGCACGATAGGTTGTGACTTCAGCAGGGACAGTGTATCCAGATACCTCAGCCGCCTTGATGACCATCCAATCAGTCTGAGCAAGCAAGCCGCTAGCAGTCAATTTCGTCTGTGCAATGGCATTGCTCTTGAGTCCTTTGGTGACGATCTGAACACCGTCTTCATCCAGTACAGGATTACCGTCCTCGTCTACTGCGTTGACATCATCCAGTGCCTTTGGAATTCCTGCACTCCAGTAGAAGCGATTGTCGAACGGTACAGGCTGTAAGTCCTGATTCCACACCAGACCTTTAGCGGCCTTCTCCTCGTCTGTCCAACGATTCCACTGAGCAGGATGTTGTGTACCTTCAGCGTCAGTCCACGCCCTGCCTTGCTTGATGACTCTACCTAAGTAAGTCCACATTGTTTCTATCTCCTATCAGCGAGCATTGCTGTACTTAAATGGGTTTTCGGCAAAGGCCATGTAGATGTATGTCTGTCCACTAGCATTGACTTGTGCGCTACTTGTCTGATGAATTTTGAATCCATTAGATAGGAATGTCATCCTTTGAATAGAAGTGTTTTCTGCCTTGCTATCATCGGCCTCTAATTGCCAATTATCTAAATTGTATCCATCTCGTTTTGAGTCCCATAAGTTCCAAGCAGTACCTGATCCTGATGATTGCTTAATTAAGACCCATGCGGGGCGAAAACCTAAATAAACAAAAGGCGAATCTGTTGCACTACCATTGCCAGCGTATGAGCCAATCTTTGAGTAGCCTTCGACACTGTGGAATGCATAAAACACATGAGATTTTGTATTGTTGTTTGCAAGATTGGAACTACCTAAAGTGAATACAGAAGTAGTCGGTGCTGTGTTGTTCCATATTGTAGATTCAGTGAATGCCGCATTAGTTGAATTTAATTTTATAGTTTGTGAAGGCGAAATACTTGTATGGTAGACAGGCCAATCATTAACAGTCGGACGGTCTTTGATGATAATCATCTCAGGTGCTTGTGATAAGCCGTGACCTACGGTTGCTCCTGCCGTTTGATTTCCAACGAATGTCCCAATACTAAACCCAGACTCCGTATTCACACTTACTGTTGAAGGGATAGAGCCATCTGTGTTGGATACACCAGAGCCGTTGGCTTTCCACGCCCAGATTACATATGGGGCAAGACTAAACATTGAACCGCCATAATCAAACCCATCACTATTAAATGCAGTAATCAGATTGGCATTAGTGTTTTCCACGCTAGTTGAGTTTGATACCAACTCTTTGTCACCGCCACGAACAGCATCATATAAACCGTGATTTTGTGAAGCATCTCTGCGTTTTCTCCAGACCCAATCAGGTTGGAAGTTGTAACCACTAATGCTTCCAGTGGCAGATGAAATAGTTGTCGTCACAACACCAAAGTAATCCTGTGGACTGCTTCCCTGTGCAGGGTCTATCGCAGGATCGGGTAGGTTGGCTGTGCTGAGTGGTAAATATGCCATGTCTAGTTCCTACGCAGGTGGATCGTATTTGAATGGCTGTTGGCCAAAGTTGAAATCAACTACTGACTTTGATGCTCCTGATCCATTTGTAACAAACGGGAAATAATCATTGCTTGAACCGCCCGTTGACAAACTTAGATCAATGCTAAATGGCCCTTGACTCGTACCATTCTTAAAAAACTCTATGGTTGATCCATCAACATCAACAGCAACGCCAATGGTATCCCCTGCAGCAAATGAATCACCATAAGATGACTCTGAAGTATTAACGATTTTGGCTCCGTTGCTTCTGTAAACATATCTGGATTGGTTTCCAGTTGTTCGCTGAACAGATATTCCGATTCTGGGGCCACCTGATACGTCAGAAAACGTAGCTTCAAAAAAGAATTGACCAGAAGATGGAATTGCCATTGTGCCGTATGCGTGAGCCACGCTCGTAATCGGTGCGCCTAAATCAACATTTAAATTACCATCAGAAAGGGTAGCTTTAGTCCCATTGTCACGCACGGCAATCGGACTCATAGTGCAGAAGTTATTCGTAGGACTGTCTGCAACGGTATCGTTATGGTCTAGGTTGACTGGTTGCCAATCGTTGTCATTACCAGACTGATCTAACCAGAAGGCCGCTTCTCTTGTGTCTGCAAAGGCGGCATAGATGTATGTCTTGCCTGATTCGTTCAGGAAGTTACCATTAGAGCCACCCGTACACACTTTAAATCCATTGCTTTCAAAGTCTACAAAATTGGCTGTTGCACTGCTTTCTGCACTGCTATCTTGAGCTTGTAGTAAGAATGATCTTGGATTAGATGTATTTCTTGTTCCATCATAAATACCCCAACCGTCAATTCCATCAGATTCTTTAATCAACACAAAAGCGGGTTTAAACCCTGTCTCAATTAGTGCAGAAGGCGCAGAACCCGATCCACTGTAACTAGAAAACTTAGAGTAGCCAGTCTTCTCTGCCCAACAGTAGGCGATGTAGTCATATCCATTTTCTTGAACATAAGAATAGTTGCCAAGTGTGACGACAGAGTTTGTTGGACTTGTGTTGTTCCACCACTCATCACTTGTTATTGTCGAGCCTGTGCTATTCAATAGAACACCGCCAGTGTTTCCAATATCTTTATGGTACACGCCCCAGTTACGTCCTGTTGCGTTATTACGTCCTTTAAAGATCATGAAATCAGGAGCAGAGCTTAAGCCGTGTCCTATGGTGTCACCTTTTACTGTTGTGTCCTTACACTTATAGGATACGATACTAAAACCTGTTGTATCATTTGCTTTGACTCGTGTATCTACATCTCCATTAGTGTTGTAGTCAGTGATGTAGTCTGAGTAGCTTCCTGCAAATGCGGCGTAGATGTAAGTTGCATTTAAAGCGTTAATCGCAGAGTTTGTACCAAGAGTCATGCTGTCAGAATCAACAGTCACAGTACGTCCTGATGACTCGCCTTCAGATGATGCAGCATCTGCATACAAAGAGTTTGTCATGCCAAATGGATCACGACTTGAATCAAATATATACCAGTTTTCAGTAGAGCCAGGGTCAGTGCGTTTAATCATGACCCATCCTGCTCTAAAACCTAACGGAATATCTAAACTAGCACCTGTGCCAGTGTATGAGTCAAACTTCTGCTTGCCTGTTACATCGTGCCAACAGTAGGCGATGTAGTTGTTACTGCTAGATGACCACGCAAGATCATTGACTGAAGGCAATGTAATCGTGTCAGTATTAAATGTAATCGGATAGTTTCCGAAATCATCATCATTGGTGTTTAACTTCAACCGACCGCTAGAAATACTTGAATGGAACGTAGGCCAATCAGTTGAGCCAGTTGTTCTATTTTTAAGAATCACAAACCAACTTGAAGGGGCAGAGCCAAGTCCGTGACCAACAGTTGAACTAGCAGAGTCATCGCCAGTATAAGAAACAATACTAAACCCATTAGTCGTACTAGCCTTCACAGTCGATGTAATAGACCCGTCTGTGTTGCTTACAGGATCACCGTCTCCTGCGTCCCATGCCCATGCGACATATTTTTCACCAGATGTATTGGTAAAGGAGTAATTTCCTGCAAGGATAAATCCATCATTGGTAAAACTAGATACCCTGTTAGTTGTATCCTCAGCGTCCGTAGTGTTTGACTCAAGGTTATTTGGAAGTCCAACCACGCTGTTCATTAGCTGATGATTTTGTGCGCTATCCCTGTTTTTTATCCAGAGTAGATCGGGACGGAATGGCAAGCCCGATATGGTCTGAGTACCACCATTACCAGTGTACGTCACAGACGAATGACCAGTGACAGCGTTGTTAGCTCCTGCGTCCCAACCCCAACCAACGTAGGTTTGTCCTGATGTGTTTACATAATCATCGCCAACAGTGCCTTCATTTACAGTAAATCCGTCAGCGTCAGCAGACGAAACAAAGCCATAACTAGGGTCATTTGTACCTTCTGCGGCTGTGTTTTGAGACTGCAATCCTTTACCGTTACCGAACCCACGCACAGCATCAAACAAAATGTGCGAGTTACCACTGCTTCTTTGTTTAACCCAAACTAGATCAGGCTGAAACCCCATACCAGTAATAGATTGTTTGGTTGCTCCATCACCACGCCACAACACTGTATTGAACGCCTCAACCTCTGTATCGTCTTGGAAGTTGAGGTAGAACCCATTCGTACCCATTGTGAAGTCTGTGGCTGTGATGTTCTTCGGAACCCACACACCGTTCTTGGTTTCACCGAAAGCGTCAGCGTTATGGGCTGTACCGTCAATGAAAAACATCTCAGCCATGTAGCCGTCAAAGTATTCACTATTGCTTATTATCCGTCTGCCTATCTCATGAGTGACAGCGGTGTTTACTTGAGTCGTTGCGCTAGCGGACGGATAAGTATTTTCTCCCGGTGTTGAAGAAATTCCAGTTAGTCTTTCTCCATTTACATAAAACTGATAGCGATCTGTTTCCGATGCAGGAGTGTTTACAACAAAGACAAAATGATACCAAGCTGAAGGATCACGGAATTTATATGGGTCAAATACAAGACTTCCGTTTGCTACGCCAGATGCGCTATTGAATATCTGGAATCTTTTGTCGGCACGATAATCAATTCTAGTAAGGTTTGAACCGTCTGCCCCCGCCCCAAAAATTACCTGACCAGTAACCACACCGCTTGGTTTCATCCAGAAAGAAAGTGTCCAAGTCCTAGAGTTTCCTGCTTTTCCTGCTCTGCTCAGGTACGCAGAGTCATCATCGTTAAACCGTAGCGATCCTTCAATGGTCTTAGGGTAGAAGCCTCTGACTGAGCCTCTGTGTGCGCCACCTGCAGAGATAATACTCATTTACGCACCTGCTGAGGTTAATGCTGGGGTTGCAGACACCAATACGTTAGTGCCGTCTGAGTAGTAGCTCAAGAAATAAACTCCTGCTGTGTTTATTGTTGTCAGATCTGCTGCTGCAATGTAAGTGGTTGATGCTGCAGAAATTGCATGACCGCCAGAGTTGTCTAGCCATATGTTTCCAGATTGGCCAGATGTGATGTTAGTGAAAGTCAGTGTGCCTGTTCCAGATGGTGTGCACTTAAAGTTATTGGATGCACTCATGTCGAACGACAGATCATTGTCTGTGGTAAGTGTTCCAGTGGCCGCACCTGTGACGCTTACGCCTGTGTTGGTTGTGGCGAGTTTCTGTGAATCATTATAGTTTAGTGTTATTGATCCACCATCTGTCATGTACATAAATGCTTTATTATCTGCCGCATTGCGTATCTGTACATCTGTACCAAGAAGTTTTAAGTTGCCTGTTCCTTGATCGCTGATGTAACTTGCAGACCCATCATGATAAATCTGTAAATCAGACCCCGCACCAAAGATGGCTTTTTCGTTGTCAGGAAAATTTACATCGCCATTTGAATCAGCTGTGACAACTTTGGATGCTTCGACAGTTCCTTCGGTTGTAATGTCTGTTCGGTTCAGATCTGTGCTGTCTGCTGTTACGCCATCAAGGATATTCAGCTCTGCGGTTGTTGCAGTGACGCCATCAAGGATGTTTAGTTCTGCGGCTGTTGATGTTACTTGTGTCCCTGCCAAGTACAAAGATGGGATATTTATATCAGTCAAAGCATCAACGACATTTGCTGAAGCTCCACCTCCATCTGTATAGACTATGGCTACTTGGCCATTACCAATAGTTACATTGCTACCTGATCCTTGAGATACAGTTATTGATTGAGAACCAGAGGTGGCATTCTCAATGATCCAAACTTTACTCACTGTGTTAGGAGCTAATGTAATTGTTCTTGTGGTAGTTAAGCTAACTCCAGAAGTTATTTTAACATAGAGCGAACGTATGCCATCAGAAGCACCATCCGCCATAGTTATCGTTGCGTCAGCATCACTGGCTAGAGCTTCTGTTCCATAACCAAGTGCTTCACCAACCAGTTCTAGGTTGCTGTTGGTGATAGTGCCCCATGTTCCAGACTTCTCACCAGTTGCCATTTCCTCCAGTCGGAGGTTGTTTACATAAGTACTAGGCATGGGTAATCACCTCTTAGTCAATTCTGATAATAGCATTGGCACCAGCAGCAGGGAAAACAATGCGGAAAGTACCAGAAGTGACTGTGAAATCGCCACCAAAGTTAAGCACTGCTATTGCCTGATTCCCTGCGGTCGTGTCATTATAAATCAGAGCACCTGCGCAAGTGAAAGAAGCAGAAGTCCATTCAGGATCATCAAAGTCAACATAAGCTGTTGTTCCTGATGTGCCGATAGTTGCTCCTGTTAAAGTCTCTCCCCCTGTTGTGTATCCACCACCACTCGCAACTTCACCTGATGTGGTGTAAGCTGTTGTAGCTGCATCCAAAGATGCGGAAGAAGTGTAGAGAGCGATTTTGATAGTATCAGAATCAAGATCCTGTTCTTTCTGGAACAAGTCTTCCTTGAAACTGGTACACATTGCTTGAGTGATAGCCATTATATGCCTCCGTTATACTCAGCACTATAGTTTCTAGCCATCTCTTGCTGGAATAGCTGGACAGCCTCATCAAACTGCTGTTTATACAAGTTTAGTGTTTCTCCAGCTTTTAGGAAAGCAGAAGTTTCATATAAACAAGCAGACAAAAGGACATTCTCTGCATGATCACCTATCCAAGAGTTAGCATTGCCAGAAGACAAACCTGTCTCTGGTGCAATGTAATCAACTGTGTAGCTGTATGTAGAGTCTGGTGTTGGCGCGATCGTTATGACTGTGCCGGAAGTTGTTGCATTTTTAGTTGCGTATATTCTTGGCGTTCCTGTTGTTGAGGAGTTTGGCCAATAATCCCTAAGATAGGAATCAATCCTGTGATCTAAATAAGTCTCGTTGCCAGAGTTCGTAAAAGAAACTTGACGTATCATTCTGGCGTCAGCAACTGTGTAGTCTGCTGTCCCCACAACCATCGTTGCTGATGTTGTTTGTCTGAAGCAAGGTAGGCTGGGAAGACGTTGAAATATCATATCTTCTGCTTGGCTGATGATTTGATCAATAGAGTTTTGGAGTTCTGTTGAATCATCTTCCATAAAATTTTGTATGTTAGCAACGAGTGTCGTATAATTCATCATTCACCCCAAACGTCTTCGCTCCAAGTTCCTTCACCCCATCCGTAATCCACTTGGATGTTTACAGCTCCAATGTTACCTGTTCCACCAAGTCCTGTTTCACTTATTTCAGATTCAGCAACTTCAGAGCCTGTTGTTCCTGTTGCACCGACACCAGCAACACCTGTCACTAATACTTGAAGGACACCGTTTCCAGATATTCCGAATCCTTCAACAGCACCTGTGCCTGCTACTCCTGATGGTGTTGACTCTGATTCTGGTACTCCGGTTCCTACTGCACCTGTGCCTGCCACGCCAGTTTCTGTGATTTCAGACTCTGGTGTTGAAGTTCCAACGGCACCTGTGCCGGATACACTTGTATCTGTGATTTCAGACTCGGCAACTTCAGTTCCCGTCGCGCCTGTTCCCGAAGCTCCAGATATGTCTGGGTTAGCATAAGCAGAACCCAATGCACCTGTGCCTGCTAAGCCTGTGACATCAAGCTCTGTCACTGTGTTAGGAGTTGCAGTTCCTATTTCTCCTGTGCCTGCTACGCCTGTAACTATGACGCCAAGAGAGAAAGAACCTATAGCTCCAGTCCCTGCGACCCCAGTTACGTCTTCTGATCCCTCTATGTTAACAAAACCGATTCTTGAAAATCCTGGGATGCCTACTGGTGGCCTCTCCCTTGGATCTATGAAAGGATCATAATTATAACCATAAAAAATATCAACATTCTCAGGGTCGTTGTCTGGCCTAGGTTGGAAAAGAGCTGTGGCATCAATTACATTCTTGGCAGGAGTAAGTTGTGGGTGTTTTGGTTCCCAATCTTCTGGCTCAACACGCAAGCCATCCCAAGTCGTTTTCAGAGACTTGTATGGGACTTTGAAGCCAGAGCGATCGGATATAGCGTATGATCGCTTGCCTTTTGCGCGTCTAGCACCCCTAGCCAAGATTCAATCCTGTTGGTCTGATTCTCATTGAAACACCATCATTGTCAGTTGATGCCGCAAAATCAAAAGCTCGTTCGTAAACTTCATTCAAGAGTTGGAACCTATCAGGCTGGAATTTCAAGGCCAATTTTGCAGCCAGCCCTGCGCAAATACAATCAGACCAGCGATAAGGTATGTCTGCATCTTGATTTCCTGCCGTAACGTCCTCTAATTGGTTTATGGACCAATATACGAGGCTGTAGCTGTCATTGTCTGGCACCTGCCAAACATAAACGACAGGAGTGTACTGTTTATCAAGCATATATTGGCTTGGCCTTCCTGTCGATGCTTTATTTGGTAGCTGGTTGTAATCTTCTATGCTGATTCTATTAACAACTGTGTCGCTTGTAGTCCCGCCAACTGTTTCTCGCACGACAACATCAATCAAATCTATGGTTCCAACAGGCAAAGTATATGTTGTTGTCCCTGATGTTAGGCTCAAAGTGTTGTTCTGGACAGCCCAGTAGTTGATTCCTCTGTTAGCCCACTCGCTAAAAAGCAAATTTAAGCTTCTCCTTGCAGCGAGAGACTGATAACCTGTTCGAGTTTGCTCATCTATGCCAACTCTTTCGAATGCCTCTGTGACGATTTCTTCAACATCTGGTCGGAAAACGACTGTTCCTGAAGTAGCCATTATGTCGCTCCATCATTTTTTATGTAAACAAACTCCATTGACGCAGACACATTAAAATCAACCGACCCTGAAGAAGAAAATGCTCTCATCTCTAAGTCTGTTTTTTCTGTAAATCTTAATGGAAAAGTGTAGAACTGCTCGTGCGTGGCATCTGTCAGGGTAAATCTTTCCTTTATCTGAAAGACTTCTCCATACGGCCTAGCAACAAGACTAGCATTCAGAACAGCAGGTGTCTGAGTTGATGTACCTGTAGATAAAGCCATCTTTGTAAGAAAGGCTGTATATCCTGCGGGAACTGTCCAAATAGCCATCAATGTTTGGTTATCACCCTCCCCATTTATGGTTAGGTAAATATTAGCAGGAACTCCAGAAGTTACTGTTCCTGTACCAGCGTAGATTACACCAGCATTTGCGCCACCACTGCCTGCACTGCGAACAATGCCGCGATTTATACGCAGATAAGATTTTGTGGTGTTAACTGCTGTTTGCCCATTCAATGTGACAACTTCGTTTATTTCATTGTAATCGGCATCTAGGCCAAAAATTTCTACTGTTCTTGCACCAGTTCCTGCAGCAGTGTCGTCAGTTGAACTGCTTGATATGGTCATTACCGTGGTTGATGCGGGATAAACATATAAACCGCCCTGCTCCCAGATGGTTTCCTTAGTGTCTCCAACATCAGCGTTGTAACCAAATTTAAACACAGTTTCATGGAAAGCTATTTGCCCACGAGCAACTTGGAGTTCGAATGGCTCTGATGTGCCAACTCTTGTGATTGATGATACTTGAGCCATTCGCCTCTCCTTAGTACTCTTTAGCCACCCTAAGAACTACTTGATAAGAATCTCCAGCAGCAGCAGAGCCTGTTGTGGTGAATTTGATATCACCAGTCGGGCTAGTGCCATATGAAGAGCTCGCTGGAAGTCCACCGAACTTTTCAAAGCTGTGGTAGCCTTGTTGATTTTCAGCCAAGTGCAATATGATCACATCGGTAGTGGCGTCAGCCAGAACCTCAACAGTCAAGCCTTGTATGATCCACCAACATTCAAGTATCCTAACACCTGTGCATGTATCGCCATTTGAGCTTGTTACCAAAGACGATACATCGATCTTAGTGACCGCACTTTCGTTACCAGTATCGACGTACTGATATTGAAAAGCAAACACAGCTTCTCTAGGGTTGTCGGCTATCGTAGTTGTAGATACGATATCAGCCATGACCTACTCCTTATGCGTCAGCAAATGGAGTTGCAATAGTTCCAGAAGCAAGTAGCGCACCCGTGACTAAGTACTCTGCTGTCG